GCGTTAGATCTTGCGCTGATAATACCAGGTATACCAGGAGCTGCCGGAGATGCCATGAAGTTGTATCCAACATTGGTACGCGGTGTCCATTCATAGTTTACGATGTACTCGATGATGCCACAGGCGGTACTGGCTGGTGCACCACCTATGGTAATCATATATGAACTGTAGGCCGGGTATTCAGTGCTGGCAAAGGCAAGGTAGTCACACGATTTTAGACCTTGAGGTTTACCAATGATACTAAACTTGGCGTCTCTCACTGAGGTTAATTCAGCGTTAACACCATAATTTAGGGAGCTTACGACTTGACCTGTCGCTAATGGGGTGAACTCGGAACATTCACTAATCACCATCTGGCCACTTGCAACTGTCCAGGCAGCAGTGGTCTCCCACTTGATTCCCCATGAGACGATACGGTAATAACCGTCGTTGGTAGAACCAATGCCTGTGTTGAACGAGTTTGCAATGTAACCACCCCACGCTGTGACCGTCCCACCTACTAGGGTCGCAATAGACACACTATTGGTTGGATGCGGCGATAGGTAGATAGCGGCGTCGCCAGCAGAATTGCTGCTTAGGCCGTACACTCCTCGAGCTTGATATGTTAAGGATCGAACAGAGTTTTCGTCATATAACTTGGCACCATAAGCTTGTGGACAAAATGGGTTCAGGTTAGAACACACCATATGCACAAATGGACCAAGCATTGACTCCTTATTCTGCTTCTTCCTTGTCATCTTCGTTTTGCCTCGCACCTTAGGTCGGGTTGGTTTGCTTTTCTTTGATTTCTTAGTCATGCTATGGATGCTGTGGATTGCTAGTCCGGTAGTTAAATCGATTATATTTGCGTTATGCCTCTGGTTTCATCCCAGTGGGGCTACTAGATACGGATTCCCTCGAAAATGTCGCCGTGGTGGACAACAGAATCGCTGCAAATTGGCGCTGCTAGGGTATCATAGTAGCGTTCCATTTCCAATTGCACATCAGGGAGGACTCCATATGCTAGGTAAAATGAATACCGGGAGGATTGTGTGATCGGTAGGTTATAGTCGATCAGCCTCCTGGCCAGTATCTGCATTCCGGCATCGAGTCGGGGATCGGAATGGAATCCTTTCGCATTCCCAGCCCATCGCAACAACATGGTGTAGTAGCTGCGCAAGACAGGAATTCCGTCACTCAATGCTCGTCCACAATTGCCAATATCCTTGAACCAATTTCTCATGGCCTTGTCATTACGAATGGGTAAATTCGTACATAAGTCTTTATCTATACAATTGGGGAATTTACGAACCATGCGATATGCAATGCCATCGAAAACAGGCTTGCATTGACAAAACTCGATAGATTCCAACTGATAAACAGGTTTTTCAGCTTTAACGACAAAACCGTGGTATAGGAAATAAGAGTGGATGTGTTCTTGGAAGAGCGACACATCATGCTCCTCCATGAAGGCAATGACATCATCACCATTGTTTACGAAACTTGGCTTGATACCTAAGTACTTGAAATAGGACCAAACTAGCGCACACATAATAATGATGTTGCCAAGTGAAGTATCCATGTCACCAGACATGCGTCTACCTTCAACTTCAACTTCAAACTTCCCATCATCACAATAAAATTTCATTCTATTGCGGAAAACTCGGCTCAGGGCCCGTCTGAACTCCAGGTCAGGAAAAACTGCGGTGTAGATTATGTGTGTTAACTTAATCGACTCACAGTGGACATGTTGATCCATTCGGTGCATATCCAAACCAATGGCAGCTGGTCTGGTTAGGGCATTGAATTTCGTCGTAATAGCTTGTGCTACCTCGATGGTGTTCATACCCTTGGCAACTGTGGTGCCCCCGCACACACGGTCAATTGCTCGAATAACTAATTTCTCTAACGGCTTAATGTATCTGCCGATGAAGGCATTAAACCGCGGAGAACGCGGACTAATCACTCTAGGACAAGGGTCGGGCTTTTCCTCGGTCACTAGGGTCTTCTCAATTTTAATGAATGCTAAGATAACGGAGTCCCTAGGTTTTAGTGGCTCCCTAATTAAGCTATCAACGGCATTCGAATATCGCGTGCGTCTCGCTCCTTCGTACGTTGAAATGAATTCTTCATACGATAGTGGTCGCACGGCTTCTTCGAGCCGAAGGATAGCAATTAACTTCCTGGCAAATGGC